CTCGGTGGTAATGCCAAAGCCTTTCGCCAACGCGTTTACGGCCTGCATTGTTTCCGTAAAGTCCGTGCCGAAATGGTCGGCGGTAGCCTTAACACTATTACGCAGTTTCAGCATTTCTTCGCCCGTCTTTCCGGTTAGCTGCGTGGTAAGTATATTTTCCTGCTGCAAACCTTTCATTTTCTCAGACAAAGACGAAAAAGCCGACGAAATGCTGCTGATAGTGTTAGTTATCGCGCTAATCGCTTGTACGCCTTGGCTCCAGTTGATAAGCGATTTTTTCAACTGCTCGGACTCTGTTATAGTGGCTTGTATAACACCCTTTAACCCGTCCGCGTTGTTGGCTAAGTCCTTAAAGCCTTTGCCGTCGCCGTCCAGTTTGAAAGTTATACTAATCGTACTTTTTCCTGCCATAGTTCTATATCATTGTATCACCTAATTTCTTAACTAATTCTGCCATACGTGCGCGCTGCTGTTCTATCGTCAGCTCCTGCGACTTACCACGTTTACGGGTCTTTTTCTTTTCCCACGGAAACGGCAGTAACTTTTCCGGTGTTACTTTTTTACCTTTGGCTAAATGCGGCTGTATGGTTATCGTTGCCAGTAATCGCATACGCGCCCATTCGTCCTTAAAATCAGTATCGCGCTGTTCCGCATACGCTTTATAGACGGCTGCAAATTCGTTGAAATCCATTTTGCAAAAGTCGTCGTAACTTAGTCGTATGCAGCCCAGCGCGATACCTAATAAATCGTAAATGCCTTTAGGCTCTAACTTTTTTTTTCACCCTCTACGGCATTGTCGTTTGCGTCCGGCTGCATTTGCGCCGTCCACGCCTGCATATCTTCCGGGTTGAGTGCGTCGGCAAACTCCAGTAACGACATACTGAAATCTACTTTGTCTGCTGCTGAGGCAGACGCGACGCAGCAGTACAGATAAGTACACAAATCGGTAAAGCTCTTATCGGTTATTTCCGTAATCTCTTTGCCGGTTTCTTTCTTGAAACGCAACATAGCCCCCATAGTAGGGCGGCACGGGTAAGTTACGCCGTTTATCGTTACTTCAATTTTTGCCATATCGTACTACTTTTTACTCGGTTGTTACATTCTCGGTAATTGCGGTTTCGTCCAATGTGTCGGGTTCGCCGTCGTTCTCCAACGAAATACTATACGTACTGTCGTCCTGCGCCGGGTCGGTACGCTCCAAAGACGCGATAACGCATTTACCAGCCAAATACGGTTTGTCGCTGCTCTCGCGCTCCATACACTTAATTTCTACGGATTTTCCGGCTTTCCACAATTTGAAAAGCGTCTTAAAACCGCACTCGGTTTCATCGTAGAATACCAAACCCTCGGCACTGATAGCGTAGGACAAACCTACTACACCCTTTTTCTTCCAAAGGCCGCTACTCATACTTGCCGACGCTACCGGTTTAACCGCGCGTTCTTTTGTTTCGCTGTTAAACGTACTTGTGTGGCTGGTGCAGCTTCCCACTGCCTTACCGTCCACATACAGCAGCATATCGCTACCGTTGCAATAACCACTTTTTGCTGTTGTCGCCATATCGTTTATATCTTAACATTAAACACTAACTGTTGTACATACGCGTCGTCCTGCCACGCTTCCTCGCTGTCTGCCAAATGGCAGCTGCGCATAACCAGCCCGTCGCTTTCGCCCTGCGCGCCGTCAAGCGCACCGCGTACAGCCTCGGCCAATTCTACGCCCTCGGTATAGCCTTTCGTGTAGCAAAGAATTTCGATACCTACCGTATCTGCACCGCGTCGCCCCTTTGTCGGGTCTTGCTCCAACTGAGTACGACGATATACGATATACGGCAGTTCTGCGCTATCCTCAACTACCGGGAAAACCTTGTTAGCGCGTGCCATTACTTCGCTATCCTCGATAAGCATAGCGCGGATAATTTCGCCTGCGCTTAAACTTGTTTTACTTACAGCCATACTTTCCTGCTACTTTTTGTACATTTTCTGCTACCATTTCGTGTATGTTCGTCGTTACGGTGTCGCGTACACTGGTAAGCGTCTGCGCCATAAATCCGTAACGCTTCATTCGTCCGGTACGGTGTGAGGTTCGCAACCTCGCAGCGCGTCTGCGCGTGCCTTTTTTGGGTTTCGTTTGGCGTTCTTTCGTTCCCTCCTCAGCCCAAATTAGTACGGGCTTTTTAAGGCCCTGCCGGTTGGTGTGAAATCCTGCCTCTCCTTTGCCGTTCTTTCCTGCCCGTTTTGTTCCTACTGTAACCCGAAATCCGGCTTTGCGCTTGAATACGATAGCGCGCACGCCTTTTTCTAAGTCTTTGTTCGATTGAATACTACTACGCAGGTTATTTATTGCCGTTTTGCGTACTTGGTTGGCCTCTCTGCGAAAACCTCCCTTAATCGCTTGCAGTCTGCGTTTAGGCTCCAGTTCAGCGAATAACCGCTGCAAATTTTCGTCGTTGTAGTCAATAGTCCGGGCCATACTGGTAACTATTCATTAACTCGGTCGCATAGTAGGGTTTTATAGCCTCTATCCAAATTAGGGATTATCGCCACGACGGTATAAAGATAACCGCCCAACTGCTGCACCCTCCAGTTTTCCGCTATCGGGTGCGCGTGGCGTATATTAAACTCTGCCGCATAGTCCGGGAAATGTTCGCCCACCTCCTCGCTGCGGTTGCCCGTAGCCCTAACGCGTTCAGCGTGTACGGTGCGCGTAGGTTCGTAGGTGGTAGTTTCTGCGCCCATTCGGTCAGTAACCCGTTTAGGCTCCAGCAACGTAATTTTATATTTCATTTTCCCGGCTAACATTCGGCAGTGTCGTTTACTAATTTGCGATACGGTTTAATTAATGCTTGCAGTGTGTACGGCACTTCTGCCATTTGCACACCGCTAACGGCTTCGCGTTGGTTGTACCAGTGTCCGGCAATCAACAAAATAGCGTGCAATATCATTGCAGGCAGTTTGCCGTCGCCCAGTTCCAGCAGTTCTTCGCTGGTGCGGTTGGTTGCTTTGCTTACGTACTGCTCCGCAGCGTCTAACAAATGCTGTAAATACTGGTCGTCGTCGCTAAAGTCGTCCGCGCGGACGTGCATTTTTAGTAGTGCTATATCCACTGTAGCCATAATTAAACTGCTATAAAATCACAACTGCGTTTTATTACTCGCCTTCTACCACCTTTGCAAGTGCGAAAGCCTCACTGCGCAAAGTGGTAGTACCGTAGTTTACGTTTAACACGAAATCTACTGCGTCCTTGCGTGCTTGGCTGTAAGGGTCAATCACAAAGGAAATGTCGCCAAACAATCCCATAGGCTGGTATCTCCAATCGCCCAAACCGATATTACCCTCACCGATATAGTTAGTAGTAAATACCGGCAGTCCTGCGATATGGTCGTTTTCGCAAACCATAATACCGCTGCCTGCGTCCTTTGGCGTAGCCTCTGCGATAGCCTTTTGTGCCTTGGTCATAACCCAGCAAAGGTTATCGCCGTCGATACCAGTAGCCAAAACTTTTGCTTTAAGGTTGTTAAACTCCTTAAATGTAGGCTCTGCGCTAAATTCGGTTTCCTTACCTACACACGCCACAAACGGGCCTACCAAAGTGGTAGCGTTTGTTACCTTAGTGGTACTGAAAACGATTTTGTTAAGCAACTTTGCAACTGCCAAAGGCATAAGTTTCTTAACAATCATTTCCAAAATACCCTCAGTCTGGTTAATAGACTGGCGTGTAACCGGAATAGCAATACCGATACGCTGAGGCGACGCGGTAAGTTTAGACATCTTAATTTTGGTGTCGGTAAGTGCTACGCCCTCGCCTGCTACTGTAGCCTCTACGGTTTCGTAAGTAGGCCAAACGTAATCGCCTGCCAATCCGGTAGGCATAGGCAAACCAACCTTATCCAAAATAAGGCCCTCTACAAGTGGGTCTAAAATGTCTTGGATTTTCACGGGAACGATACCGCCGGCTGCGCCGTCAGCAACCATAACCAAATCGCGCATAAGCATAATTTGGGTCTGTCTGCCTGCCGCCATATTTTCGCGGATAATGCGGTTTGCGTCCTCCACGGCGTTAGGGTTCTCGCGCAGGTGTTCTGCTGCTGCTGCCTGCAATCTCATTTGCAGCAGCTGGTTTTCACGCTGCAACGCGTTAAACTCGGTGTTCTCAGCCTCGTTACGCTCGCGCTGCTCTTTTTCGCACGTATCGGCAATTTCGCTGATACGGTTGCAGTTGGTCTGATACTGGTTTACCAACTGTCGCACGTTTACTGTGTTCTTGTGCATAACTCAAAAACTTTTAACTGGTTAAACTTATAGCTACATTAACTGCGCAGCAGCGCGGCGCATTTCACGCACTTGCTCACGCATTTTTTCGTTTTCCTTTGGTTTCTCCGGCTGCTCAGGTGTTCTTAGTTCGTTCACCAACTCTCGCAACTCGCAGTTTGTATCGGGGTACGCAGGGTCGGCAGCCAGCGTAAAATCGTAAATACCGGTAATCACGTTTACGGTGTAGGTAATAATCGTTTTACCGTCCACTCTCTGTACATCGCGCGCAACATACGCACTATCGTAATAGTGGGTGGTAAACATAAAACTACAGCCCGAAATATCACCGCGGCGCACCAGTTCTAACGCTTTGTCGCCGTCCACGGTGTTAGGCGCGTCAAATTCAAAATAAACGCCCTTGTCGTCCACTCCGTAGGTAAGCGTACCGGCTCCGTTCTTACTACGGGCTAATATCAGCTGTCTGTCGTGGAACATCGTAAACTTAATGTCGCAGCCGTCTAACAATTCCTTAGTAACTGCGCCCGGTGCTATAATCTCGCGCGCCTCTTCGTCGTCGTAATCCCACAACGGCGCAGACGGGGTATTAAACAGAATAGCGTAACCGGTAATAGTACGGCTTTCCGCTTCGCCCTCCTTTGCCTCACGCACTCGCAAATCGGTTACGGTGTGCAGCAGGCGTTTAATAACTTCGTTTTTATTCTTCGCCATTTTCTTTGTTAGGTTCTGTAACCGGTTCTGCCGGTTGGGTTTCTATTGGTTCTTTCGGTTCTGCTACCGGCTCAGTCGTTTTGCCTGCCTCGGTAATGCCTTTGAGGTTTGCAGATACCAGTACGGTATCGCCTCCCTCTACGGCTGGCTTGTTTTCCTCTTTGCGCCATTCATTCACAGTGTAGATACCTGCGGCTATCGTCTGCGCTATATACTTTATGCGGCTATCCAAATCGCACGCGTATAAGCCCCTGCGGTCAAACTGAAATTTACGCTTACAGCATAAAGTCGGTGCGACTAACTTACGGTGTAGCTCGGTTTCAATCTTTCGCAAAATCGGGTTAAGCGTATTACTGAGAAAAGCCACGTTAGCCATTTCCGCAGACTTGTAATTATTGCTGGTGTCGTCAAAGACAAACGACGGGTGTACACCGAAAAAGCGGCAAATCTCACGTACCGAAAATTTACGGGTTTCTAAAAACTGCATATCGGTACTGCTTAACGAAATCGGGCTAAACTGCACTTGGCCCGGTAACGATACTATGCGCTCACCGCTTCTAAATCTATCGTCCAAATCGGTAGCGGTCTTTTCCAGTTCGTTATCTTGATACTCACCGTAGCCGCGCACGCTGGTATCGTTGCTAACAATTCCGCGCACGTTACCGCCATTAGCAAAGCGGTTAAGTGTTTCAGCGTCGCCGGTGCTTGTAATATCCAGCGTAAGACGTGCAAAACCGATAGTAGATAAACCGGTTTTACCGTCGCGGCTGTAGTTCTTTATGTGTATTACTTCGTCCTCTCGATATACGCCGCTAACACCTGCGTACACGTCGTTAATCGTGTATGTGTCATTTACGACATCGTGCGCCACGGTGGTAGGGTCTATCAATGCCAAACGCTCCACGTCCATAATGTTGTAATCGTACACCGGGACGATATAGGCGTTACCATTCAGTAACAGATACTGTACAACCTGCCGCCAAAAATCTACTGCCGACATATAGGCGCACGGCTGGACGTTCAAAAGATAATGCAGGCGGCTACTTTTGTCCTCTACAAAAATATCGCCTTTCATACGCATATACTGGACGGGCAAATTAGCCACGCTGTCGGCCAAAAGATTTACGCAGCGGTACACGGTTGCGACGTTTAGCGCGCCTGCTGTCGTAGTCAGCAAAGGTACGCCGCCGGTGCGTGGTGTCGCGCCCGTAGTATTAGCCGCGCCGCCCTCAGCCGTCGTACTGCGTCTAAACAAATTCCGTATATTATCTATAAATCCCATTCGCAAAATATATGTGCCTCTACTATTACACAGAAAAACGGGTAACTGGTACCCGTTTTCCTCTAAATTTGATAAAAATTTTATCTTTCGTAGTCAATGAATAAGCGTAAACACATAAGTTTCGTTATAACGCCGTCTATTTTCTGCGTCTGTTTTCGCTTTACTGGCTTGCAGTTCTCCAGTTTGTCGGTATCTAAAACAGCGTTACCAAAGCAGTAGGCGTTAATCGGGTTGTCGTTTATGAATATATGCCCGGTTTTCGCGCCGTGTTCAAAGCTCTCTACCGGGGCGGTAAACGTGCCGTAGGTTTGTTTTATGCCCTTAATCACGTTTCCGGCACCTGCCGCGGCCAGCATATTTATAACCTCCTGCGACTTCCACGGGTCGTAACCGATACCCAAAGTACGGACGTATTTATTTAGATACAGCACGTAATCTACGATACGGCGGTAGTCTATTACGTCGCCGTCGGTCAGCGTTAAAAATCCTTTGTCAGCCCAAACCCTATAAAGTTTTTCGTTAGGGTGTCCGGCCAACGCCCCGGACGGGAAAAAATAGGCTGTGTGGAAATAAAAACTTTTCTGCTCTTTGTTGTACATACCCATAGTTACCGCGCTAAAGTCGTCGCTTTCGCTTAGGTCTATCGCTACCATTGCGTCCGGTCTGCCTTTTATCGCGTCTATCTTTATCGGCTTGCTGATATGTCGGGCCAGCGTGCTACTAATCCAGCTGCGCTGCTCGTTTTCTGCGTACAAATTCAGCAGTTTTGTACGGAAAGCTAACATAGCCTCACTGCCGTTACGCACGGCGTTTTTATATTCCTGCCTATAAAAGTCCATAGATACGGTAACGCCTAAATGTGGGTGTACTTTTAGCCACGTACTTTCGTCGTCCTCTGCGTCGTCTAAATCCGGCTCGAAAATGTGTACAAATACGCTGTCGTCCTCATACTCTCCCATAAGTACGGATTTGTACCCCTGCAACATTTCGTAAAACGGGCCGTCGAATACGTCCGACGCGGTGGTAATTATCACCGTCAGCGGATTTTCGCGCACACCCATAGACGTAGTTAATACCGTCAGTAGTTCGCTGCTACGGGCTTGGCTAAATTCGTCCATAATTACCGTGCTGGCGTTCAAACCGTCCTTTGTACGGGCGTTGGCTGTCAGACATTGCGCAAAGGCTGTACGGTCTTTGCGGCGGCTCTTTACGGTCTGCTCGTTCACTAAATAGCGGCGTTCTTTCGGGTCTAACTTTCGCATACAGTTACGGATAACGTCAAAGCATTTTTTCGCTTGGTCGCTACTGTTGGCACCGGTGTAACTTTCCGCGTTTGCGTCGCCGTAGAGCAAATCGTATATAGCCAGCGACGCGGTGCTGGTGGTCTTGCTGAATTTACGCGGAACGTACAGCACCACTTCGCGCACCACTCGTTTATCGCCAACCCAAAAGGCAAAGATACTGGCAAACTGGAAATACTGCACGGGCGTAAGTTTGTACCGCTGTTGCCCGGTCTTACCGGGAAAATATAGGCTTTCGTAGAAATCGCAAAACTGACACACCTCCGTTACGTTAATTCCGTACCGGTCGCACAAATGGAAAAACCGGGCTACCGCTAACTGCTCGTATAGGTTATGTGCGTCGGGGTTTCCTGCAACCTCGCGCACATAACTATCTAATCGGTTATCCACTTCGTCCAGTCGGTAGCGTTCTATCGGCGTACCTGCCAGCAGGTCGGTAACGTCTGCTTTTGCCTGCCGTAGTTTGTCCTTTTCTTCTTCTGTCATAATCTTAGTTTACATTCCATATACGGCACCTCTGCCAAACGCTTTGCTAAAACCTTTTGGCAAATCTCTACGTTTCGGGTTAAGTCTAATTCGTAGGGTGCTACATACGCGTCCATAATTTCGTCCAAATCTTTAAGTTTCGGCAAACGCGCCATACCCGGCATAGAGCGCAAAGCGCGCAGCAGCATTATACTACCTAAAGCGTTTACCCTCATATCTTGGTACGTAATAGGCTGGCCGACATACTTGTAGTTTAGTTCGTTCGATATAGTGCAAAACATAACTGTAAGGTCGTAACTAAACGCCTGCTTAAAATCTTCGCACGCCGCCCGGACTAACTCGCGGTGCTGCCAGTCTAAATTTCTGCGTATAAAGTCGTCGTAACTTTCGTGCAGTTTTTTTACGGCCCGGCTTAGTTTCATTGTTTCACTAATTCGGTGGTCGGCGCAATAGCGCAGCACCCTATCTACATAATCCCAAATAATTTCGGCTGCGGTTAGCGGTATAAAGATTTTCCGCAGTTCTAATTTTTGCTGTTCGTTAGTTAGTGGTATCATTTTCGCCGTCTGTCTTAGGTTTGATAATAGTAGGCTGCTTGCGCTTTTTCGTCAGCTTCTTTGTAAGGTCTGCCAGTGGGTCGTCGTCGGCTTCACCTGCCAAATCTTCAACGGTAAGCCCTAACGCTTTCATTTGGCGCGTTACCAATTCCTGCGCCTCCTTTGCAATTTTGAAAACCGGGTGCGGTGCCAGTTTTTCACCGTAGCGCGTAGTTTCCCACACCGTCGTTTCGGTCAGCCCGTCTATTTGGTC